AAACCCCGACGGCCGATGGCGGTTGGCCTCTTGCACGGTGACTCGGCCCATGGGTCCGCTGAGGACCTGGAGGAGCTTGCGGAGCTGCACGTCGAGGGTGGCGGCCGCCGCATAGTCGGGGCCGTAGGCGTCGAACTGATACTCCCGCCAGGCCTGGCCGGCGGGTCCGGAGAGCAGGAGGTTCGAATCGCCGTCGACCAGCGTGTAAGTCAGGACCGGGTAATCGGCCGAGGTGACCTCTTGAGGCACCCGCAGCGGGTAGCAAGCCACTCCCAATTCGGAGGCCAGCCACTCGGCCATCTCGATATCGAAGACGACCGGTACCGGCGGGGGACCGGGCGGCGAGCTCGGCCCGCAGAAGAGGATGAGCGGCATGGTTGTCAGTTCTCAGTTGTCGGTTGTCAGTTGCCGGTTGTCAGCGAAGAGGGAGCGGCATGCGGCGCTTGTGCATTCACTGACAACCGACAACTGACAACCGACAACATCAGGGAGCGACGGTGACAGCGTCGGCCGTCGCGACGGCGGAGAAGGGACCGGCCTCGGTGCCCGCTGTGCCGGTGAAGCTGAGGGTGTAATTGCCGCCGGCGTAGGACTGGCCCGCGATGGTGCGAGCCTCTCCGCTGAGGAGGTGAACCAGGTGCTGGGTGACGTAATTGCGACCCGAGGGCAGGCCCGACACGATGACGGCCGACACCGTCGAGCCCACGACGACCGCTCCCGGTGGCAGCGTGTTGGAGGCCACCAGGGCGTTGAGGCTGGCCAGGGCCGTCGCTGTGGCCAGGGGGGCAAGTGCCGCGTCGAGCTGCATGAGGGTGACACCGCCGCCGCCGCCGGCGTAGGTGCCGGTGAGGTCGCTGGCGGGGCCATAGGTGATGCCCGCCTCAACCTGGCTGACGGTGGGAATCACCACCGTGCCGGAGGTCCCGGAGCTGGGGCCGAACGTCGCCGTCGAGATGACCTGGGAGGCGCTTGGCAAGACGACGGTGCCGACGAGGTTGTCGGTCGGTCCGAAGCCGATCCCGGTGAGGACCTGGGCGGCCGTTGGATACGTGCCTCCGCCGCCGCTGGTATAGGTGCCGGTGAGGTCACTGCCTGGCCCGAAGGTGATGCCGGCCTCAACCTGGTTGACGTTGGGCAGGATCACGGTACCAGTGAGGTCAAAGCCCGGGCCGAAGGTCGCGGTGGAGATCACCTGGGCGACCGTTGGCAGGATCAGGGTGCCGGAGGTCCCGGAGCTGGGGCCGAACGTCGCCGTCGAGATGACCTGGGAGGCGCTTGGCAAGACGACGGTGCCGACGAGGTTGTCAGTCGGTCCGAAGCCGATCCCATTGAGCACTTGAGCGGAGGTCGGGAAGGTGCCGGTGGCGAGGAGGCCCTGGACGGTCAGCCAGGCCTTGGCCTCCTGGAAGCCCATCATCTCCGTGCCGAATTCGTTGGGGTGGATCGCTCCCGGGTCGGACTGCGGGGTAAAGGGACTGCCCCAGTAGTCGTAGTACTGCGGGAACATGATCGACATCGGCCACGATACATGGTCGCCCGGGAACACGTGGATGTTGTCGACGAGCGCGTCGAGGTAGGGCAAGTATCCGAGGATCCCCGGGATGCAACCGTCGGCGAAGTTGGTAACCCCGTCCTGCCCGTACAGGCCCGGCTCGCGATAGGTCGGGTAAGAGAGCATGACGTTGCCCGAGTGCGACACGACGGCCCCCACGAGCGACGCCATGTTGATCCCGAATGTCGAGGCCAAGACATTGGCTTGAAAATCATTCACGCCCAAGCGAATGAACACCCACATATTCGCAAACGACCCACCAGCGGCTGCAAGCGCGGTGGCGAAGTTCGCCGAAGAGCTAATCCAGTCGGCGCTCGCGGTCCCGCCGATCGACTGGTTGAGGACCGTCACGTTGCGGTAAGCCGAGTTGAACGACCGAACGTTGCGCGCGGTGTGCTGGATCGCCGAGTTCTGGGGCTCGTTGGTATCTCCGAGGCCGCCGCCGCCGACCCCCGTGGAGGTGGAATCGCCGATCGCCACGAAGGTCTGGGAGGCGGCCCCGAGCTGAGCCGCACGGATGAAGCTGGTGATCGATGAGGGCGTCGGGGTCGCGGAATCGGTGGCGATGGCCTGGTAGTAATAAAGAGTGTTCGCGGTCAGCCCGGGGCTGGCGTCGATCAGATTGGCCGTGCCCACTCCGCTGATTCCCGATCCGTTGGCGAGGGTGGTCTGGCTGCCCCCGTAGCTTGTAGCTCGCTTCCAGGCCACCGTGACTGGGGGGACACCCGAGGCATAAGGGAAGTTGAGCGCGATCTCCGAAGCCGTCGCCGTCTCGACCACGATATTGCCGTTCGGGACCAGCGGCGGAGAGGTGCCACCGGCGACGAAGAGGGCCGTGATCTGGGTACCCGAGAGGCCGACGGAACTGTGTATCGAGATATGGGCGACGAGCCCGTGGACTCCATATCCCGGAGCCACCAAAAAGAAACCGAGCGAGACCGCGTTATCGCCTCCGATTGCAGTGGCGTTGGTCGAGGGCGTGTTGTCGAGCACTCCGTCGACATAGATCTGACAGGAACCCCCCAGCCGGCTCACGACCAGCATGTGAGGGCTGCCGTCTGTGATCGTGGTGTTACCCGCGCCGACAATGGGGTGATGGACCTTGCCGCCGAAGACCCCAAAAGAGCTCGACGCATTGCCGACGATGACCTGATTCTCGCTCGAGTCCGTGCCCTTGAACCATGCGATAATCGTGAAGTCGGATGTGCCGATGCTAAAAAGAGCGCTCGTCCCCGTTGCGAACCCGTCGTTGCCTCCGCCGGGAAGCGAACACGAGGTTGTGCCAGCGCCGGGAACAATTGTGGCCGCTCCCAGCGTGGGGCTGCCGGACTTGGTCGCGGTGAGGCCGTTGCCAGAGGAGTCGGCGACGGTCGTAGAGCCGACGGTCTCGCCGAGTTGCCAGTATCCCGTGGGGGTCATCGCCAGCAGGACGGTTTCATAACTCATGCAAGGTGGCCTTTATTTTAGCTCGGTGACCATCAGGATGAGGTCCGCGCCCAGCTCTTCGGGGTTCTGGACGGAATCAACATTGAAGATGCGACCACTCGACTCCAGCAAGAGCCTGTCGAGCGGTGAGACCGGGCCGATGTCGCGCATGGTGACCTTGGTGGTCGACGTCGCCTTGAGTTGCCTCTGATTCCAGACTTCGAGGCCGGTGAGAGGCTCGAACTTGGCGAAATGCTGCGGCGTCTGTGAGGTCCACGTCTTGACGGCCTGGCCGGCTTTGCCGGGCGTTTCGACCGAGGTGAAGGTCTGCCAGGTGACGATGTGCCGCATGTCGCCGGCGTTGATGTTCGATCCCATCAGCCGTAAGACCCCCACTTGAAGCTGGAGAGCAGGGCTTTGGCACCCATCGGCAGTTCGGTGAATGCCGTTGGGGTGACGGACTCGCGGTTGCGGTACCAGTGGCCGATGCAGAGGAGCATGGCCTGGCAGATCGATGCGGGGACGGCCGCGGCGTTGCCGTAGCCGGCTGTGATCTCGATCAAAATCGCGTCGAGCTGATAGCGCGTCTGCGGCCAGGTCAGCCCGAAGGCTGGGGTGATCGCGCCTTGCAGGACCCCGCCGGTATCCACCAGATACTGGTTGGAGGCGAGCGTCTGCACGGTGCCGTTTTGATCGACGTATCCGATCGAGTTGACACTTACCAGCGGCGGCTTGGGGATGCGGATCATGCCGTAGGTGCCACCCGGCGAGCGTTCGTCGCTGTAGGCAGGGAGGTAGGCCATCGCGAATGTCGGAGGGAAGCGGTTGAGGCGAACCTCATAGTTCCGGGTGACGAAACTACGATGGGTTTCCTTCTCGCAAAGCTCCCGGGCCGCGGTGATGAGGGCCGTGATCAGCGCGTCATCGTTGGTGATGGTCACCCGCAGGTGCAGCTTGGCCGTGGCGAGTGAGACCGGCTCCGAGGCTGGTGGAGAGGTCATCACCAGGTTTTGGAGCATGTCTCTCATGCGGAGTTGTCCGTTGTCGGTTGTCGGTTGTCAGTGAAAAGGGAGAAGGTTCAGCCGATGACGACGGTGGGCTCGGCGAGGAGTGGCTGGGTCACAACGGGCTCGGCGACGACGGGGGGAACGACGACGGGGGGAACGACCGTGGTGACGGCCGCGGCCGCCTCAGAGTCCCCAGTCCCGATCCCAGGCTCCTTCGCCGAGGCCTCGGCCTGGCGGGCGGTCTCGCGTTGCTGGCGGCGAGAGATGGTCGAGGGGGGGTCGGGCTCGGTGTGCTCGACCGCGTGGCCGGACTTGATCAGATCGGCCGCAACCTTGTCGTCGAGGTCCTGCACGGAGTCGACGAGGTAGCTGAAACTGGGCGTGGACCATGCGTGGAGCATCTTGACGCGCAAAGGGGAATCTCCATGTTGGAGCTATCGGTTGCCGGTCGCCGGTTGCCAGAGAAGAGCAGGGATCGCATACGCGTATGCATTTAACTGGCAACCGACAACCGACAGGCGACAACGGTTCAAGAGGTCTTCATCCGGGCGAAGGCCTCGCCCAGGACGGGCGAGCCGTCGATGAACCAGCGGCCCAGGAAGCCGATTTCCGAGGTGTCGGCGTAGAGCTCGACGAGTCGCTGCATCGTCATGTTTTTCAACTGAGCGATGGCGTAATACTTGAAGTTGCCGAGGACAGCGATGTAGCTCCCGGTCGTGAGCACGCTGGGGGCGTATTCCGAGGTCGCGAGCTGGACGTCGAGGATCGTGTCCGGCTTGTCGCTGGCCAGGCCGGCGCGCCAGAGGTACTGGCCGTAGCTGTCCTTCAGCGTGCGGACGCGCTGGACGATCGGCCTGGCCATGACCCACCTGCACTTCGGGTCACCGAAGTAGGTCTGCTTGATGCTGTACTTGGTCGCGATCAGGTCGTCGGCGATGAAGGTGGCCGTGCCGGTGCAAGCGACGTCCTGCGTGGTCGGGACACCGCTGGCGGAGGCGGTGAAGACGCCCAGGGGCTGGCCCGAGCCCGACCCGTTCAGGAAGGAGTTTTCCTGGGCGACGGCGAACTTGTAGGCGATCTCCTCGTTGACGATGGGCTCGACGTCCTGGCCTGACTCCATCAGCCGGATCGACACCAGGGCCAGCTTGGTGAGCTGGGTGGGGTTGAGGTCGCGGCGGTTGAAGCCGAGCGAGGTATCGGGGGTGATGGCCCCGATTTCGGAGGTCCACGCGGCGTCACTGATCCGTGGGGCCATCTGGCGGACGCCGACGGCCTGGGCGTTGTCGAGCTTGTAGATCCTGGCCAGTTGACGGACAAAGCAGAGGTTGTCGGTCTGCTTGACGATGTCTTCGCTGGTCTGGATCGGAGCGACGAGGTAACCACCCGAGGACTGGGTGGCCAGGGTCAGGTCCCGGCGCTCGCCGGTGCGGAGGAAGTGCTCGTAGGCCGCGCGATACTCGGGGGTGGCGTGCCGGTGGAGCTTCTTGCCCTTGGCATCGACGCGCTTCTCAATGTCGATCCGGCCCCTGGACCGGCCGTCATCGGCCTCGGCGTCGGTGACCGGCTTGGGCTCACCCCCCTCGGTCTCGTCGCTCTCCTCGTCCTTGTTGAGCTTCTCGAGGTCGCCGATGCGAGTCTCGTGACCATCGACGGCGGTGTTGACCTTGTCAAACTCCTCCCGCTCTTCGGTGGTCATCGCGCGGTTTTCGGTCTCCGCCCGGTCGAGGATCTTCCGCTGCTTGTCCACCAGGTCGCGCTTCTCGACCTTGTGCTTCTCGATCTGATTCGTATATCGGGGCATTTTGGAAAGGGTTTCGACTCTGCGAGACGCCCAGGGCGTGGCCCATAGGCACGACGGCGAACGTCCCCCTCGGACTCGGCCGAGGGAACGAAGGCCCTTCCATCGCGAGCGGACGCCGGGCGACGGCCCGACCCGTTTGCGGTGGGGGTGATTTGGTGCGGGAAATAATTCCCAAATTCAGAGCGAACGCTCTTGACTCGATCAGAGCGTTCGCTATGATACTGACATGACGCGAGCAACAGAGCCTCGCGGGGACGACCGAGGGAGAAGAGACCGATGACGACCAGCCTTCGATCCAAACTGACCGGGACCTTCACGCTGGAAGAACTCGACCGGATGACCTGGCCAGTCGCTTGGAGCTGCACCAAGGACAAGGGCGAAGCCTTCGATGAAGAGGCCGAGCTTCACGACCTTGTCAGGGAGGCCAAGGAGCAACTCCAACAGGCCTACGATCACAACGAAAAAGACGACGCCGAGTTCAAAGTCAAGATCGAGGCCGGCGAAGTGGTCGAGATCGTCAACGCCTGACCCCAACCCCGGCCGCGCGCGTCCGGATCACACCGAACGGGAGATGACAGATGCCAGTCGAGATCGCACGGCTTGTCACGATGATCGACGCCGACCCTCGGCCGCTGAAGGAGATCGCCAGTGCGGGGGGGATCTCGGTCGATCACCTCTACCAGGTGCGGTCGGGGTCGCGGATGAACCCATCGATCGAGACCGTCGCGAAGATCCTGAGAGCGCTCGGGAAGGACTGGGGTGACCTGGCGGCGAAAGGGGATTGACCGATGCCGATCCGTCCTGAGAATCGCGGGCGATACCCCAAGGATTGGGCCCTTCGCTCGCGGTTTGTGATCAAGATCCGAGCACGGAACCGGTGCGAGTGGTGCGGGGCGGTCAATGGCCAGGCTCATCCTGTCACGGGGTCGCGCGTCGTGCTCACGGCAGCCCATGTCTTCGACGATCGACCCGAGGCCTCGCAGCTCCTCAACCTCGCGGCGCTTTGCCAGAAGTGCCATAATGGCCACGATGCCGAGGGTCGCCGGCGACGTCGTCGCGAGCGGCTCGACGCGGTCAATGGCCAGGCGATGCTTTTCTGAGCACTGAGAGATGGCTGATGCGGAAAAGACCTGCGATTGCTGCGGATACCCGGCTTCACCGTTGCATTACCGCGAATATGCTGACGGTAGCGATTACCAGAATCTTTGCGATCTATGCCGCGAAACGTCGGCAGGACGCTTGAACGAAGATCCGCATTTCAAAAGAGGCGATATGATGGATCTGTTCAGGACCGTCTGTTACGTCGGCAATACGATCCTCGAGGAGATCCAAGAGGTCGAGAGAAGACTGGGGCTGGTCATTATCGAGCGTTGAGCTTGAGCCGCAGCCGCCTCAGCTCGGTGCCGGCATCGGGCGGGGGACGGTGGTTTTTCGTCCAGGAATCGAGGCTTCGCTGGGCGATTGATGTATCGGTGTAGGCCGGATAGGTCACGGCGGACACGTCGTCGATCTCGGCCTTGATGATGGTTCGGAGGGTGTTTCCCTCCTCGTCCGTGAACCAGGTATCGCCCTCGGGGCTGACCTTGAAGCTGAAGGACATGCCGTCGAGATCCTTGCGGCGGATCTTTTCGAGCAGGTCGCGAGCGTAAGACGTGTCGGGAAGGTCGATCTCCGCCCGGAGCCCCTTGGGCTCGTCGATGAGTCGGAGGGTGCCCGACTTGTTGCGGCCCAGGAGCTGCGAGGGGTCGTGATCGACCAGCGCTCTCACGTCGGCCGTCTTGAGTGACTCGGTGAAGGTGCCCGGGCTGATCCGCTCGCGGAAGTAGCCGAGGTCCTCGGAGAGGCTGTTATAGACCACGGCATAGCCGACCAGCATGGCTGGCTTGCCGTCTTCCTCGACGGCCCGGAGCTCGCAGGCCTTGAGGTAGCGGCGCTCGGATTTCGGTAAGCCGCGCTCGGATTTGGGGGTCATTGGACGTCCGTAGGATTATCGATTATCTGGGTTCAACGGAATCTCAAGCATCGACCTGATCGCCTTGAGCTCTTCGAGGATGTCCAAGAGCGTTGCGTACGTTTCGCCTTCGATCGACATATAGGAGCGCTTGGGAGGAGGCGCCAGGTCCCGCTGCGGCTCGGTCAGGGGCACGGATTGGAGCGGGTTGACTGGACGTGCCATTTCACCCCTCCGTGATCAGGATGCGACCTCTACGAGCCCCGCGGCTTTGATCCGGGCCTTGGCCAGCTTGAAGTAAGCGGGGTCTCTTTCGATGCCGATGAAGTCGCGGCCGGTTTCGATGCATGCCAGCCCGGTCGAGCCGGAGCCCATTGCGTTGTCGAGGACGATAGCTTCTTCAGGCGTGTAGGTCCGAATCAGAT